TGTCCCTCCACCCAGTTGGGCGTAACTAGACTAATCTAGCAACCCGAGGCCATCAATCAAGATGGCCTTGTGCGTCGTTTGATTCGTCTGTTCTCCATTCGGACGGAACAAAGATACGCGATAAGCGGATCCGAGTTCTGTTACGAACGGTGTACCCCGAGCCGTTGTCAGGCGGCGCGGAGGTAGGCTCCTTCTCGACACCTATGAGGTGGCTCAATGCTCTGTGGGGGGTTGAACCCCCGGCAAAGTAGAGAGCGTATCCCATAGGCCAGTCGGGTCTTGCGACTCTGACCGAGGACTCGACCCAGGATCTGATCCACCAACCATCCCATGAGGGGTGGCGGGGGGGGCAGACTGCGTCAAGCTCTTCGACGATGTGACCATCGCCGAAACCTTCAGGTCCCCATGTCCTAAAAGGACCAGGAACGCTATCAATACACCACTTACGCACGCCAAGGAGACGAGTGGCAGTCGGAGAACCGACCGCACCAAGTCGCTTGGAAAGTCGGAGTGTTGTGTTGGTCGCATAGAAGGCGGCGGTGAGCGTATTAAGCTCACGCTTCAGAAGGAAAGGCCGAACAAAGTCTCCCGAAAAGTAGTCATGCCCACAGGACTCAAAGAAGAGTCCATCGGTGAAGGATTTCTCGGTATTGATGAGAAATCCGCATGCTACAGTAACCTCTTGGAAGAGGTCGAAGCAATCTCGCGGGATGATGACATCATCCCCATATACACTCAAATTGACCCCAGTTACGAAGTCAATACCGAGTTCTTGGCAGCAAGCAAAAGCTAAGCCAAAGAAAATGAGCGTCTCAAGCTCAAATGTATATGCATTGCCCATAGAGGTAAACTTGTGAAAGTTATACCACTTGCCCTCAACAAAATATCGGGGGCATCGGGCAATGTCAAGGAACTCAAACCAATCGATCGGTAAGAGATCCAAGACGAGGTTGTGCGCAATAGTGTCAGATGCAGAACTAAAGTCTACAGTAGACAGTCGCTCAGTGAATGCCTTTTGGGCAAGACGCTGATTGACGGATTGATCATTAAGATCAATTCCAAACCGTTTGAGACGGTTACGCAACCAAGAACCGACACCTTTCTGATACAAGCCGTTTAAAAGCGGTTCGATACAGATCGGGCGATCAGTTTTGGCATCCTTCGGGACAAACGTCAACTCGCTTCCGGACACGAGGGCAACCTCGCGCCAGTCCTGACTGATCCAGCCAGGAAATTCTCCGAGAAACTCGGATAGTAGCGGTTGAAATGCGTAAGTGCACTCTAAGGTTGAAGTCACCTTATTGTATACAGAGGTTTCGCCTCTGACACCGTACGAGGCCCCAGGGCCAAAACGGAAGTCCAACTGCTCGAGACTAGGAACGTCCCCTAATATTCTCTGGATAACTTGTCGAGCCCTGTCAAGGACTCTTTGAACAAGTTGGCTAACGCCATGTCCAGAAAGATCTCGGAAACGTTCATTTGTCTCACGACAGAG